TCTCGTTCATTATTCTTTTTCTTTCTTCTTCATCTACTAATTTCGGTTTTGGATTTTCGCGTATATATTCTAATCTTTCGGTTTCTCTATTTCCGCTAGGATTCTATTACGATCATCATTATCGATAAGTGATGGTCCTTTATATAATTTTTTATATTCTTCTCTTATTCGTTTTTTTTCGCTTTCGTATTCTTCACTTTGTTTTTTTATATTTTGTAAATATTTTTCAAATTGTTTTTGATTGTATTGTTCTATCAAAAAGTTTTTTATTTGCGTTTTTTTTTATCGGAAATTGAGGGATCTGTGGAATATTTATAAAATCCAATGCTTTTAAAATATTCTTCTTCTTCTTTTTTAAGTTGCCTATCCAATTGTTTTCTTCTATTATCATTAATATTTTCTAATTTATTTATGTCATTATACATTTCTTTTATTTCTTTATTTCCATTATTTTTTTGAAGATATTGATTTTTTATTTTTAATTTTTCATTCTCTTCTTCTAATGTTTTATTTCTTTCTCTATGAAATTGGTCACCTTTTTTTAACATTTCAATTCTTCTAGAATTAATATAATCTTTTTCAATATATTTTTCAACAACAATCAATGTATTTTGTTTAAAATTTTCGGAATTTTTATTTCTAGGTTGAATTTCAGATGGTGTTACTCCTTCTATTGTTAATGGGTTATCTTCTACACGGATTTTTTTGGCTTTTGACATTGAAATTATATATTAACGATATATTATTTATATAAACCTTCATTTCTAAAAATATCATTAAATCTCTTATCAATTTCATTAGAACTACATAAATGAACAGGTTTTCTGTTTGGATCCAAAATAAATGGTTTATTATCATTATTTCCTCCTTTTTGTTTTTTTTTAGATGATTTTGGAATATTATTTTGAGCTGTGAATAAAGGAGTGCCATCCGATTTGCATAATTCAATTTCCGTATCTTTTGTTAAATCATTTTTTTTAACTTTTTTTGTTATTGAAGATCTATTATCAGGGCCATATGAACTACCATAATCTGAATTATTTTTTTTATGTTTATCATTTTTTTTGTTTAAAAATATTTTTCTTAATCTGTAATATTTTGATTTGCTTATTCCTCCCGAACTACATGATTTTTCAATTGATTGTAATTTATTTACATAAAGATCGTGAACTATGATAAACTGATTTTTTTGCCTATTAAACAAAGAATTACTCATGTCCTTACTAATTATATCAGATATTTAAAAAGTCTCAAAAAGTCTCAAAAAGTCTCAAAAAGTCTCAAAAAGTCTCAAAAAGTCTCAAAAAGTCTCAAAAAGTCTTAAAAGGTCTCAATTAGTTATCCTACAAAAGTTTCAAAAAGTCCCAAAAAGTCTCAAAAAATATTATCTAGTCGTATATATAGTACGATAAAATGTCTGTGAAATTAGTAGAATTGCAAACTCAGTATGAAGAAGATCCTAGATTTGTGAATGAAACAATTAAAATTAGACAAAATTATAGAGAAAGAATAAAAGCATGGAATTGTAATAGTTATTCCAACCAAAGTATCAATTTTAATTGTCCACCACCTTCACCACTTATTGCATTATCAACAAATATGGATATTGAAATTAGTTTATTATGTGAAATAACAACAAATACTCCTCCAAATTGTTATGCGTATGATAATAATATGATTAAAGTCAAGGAATTGGCAATTTATAAATTAATTGATAGGATACAAGGATCAATAAACAATTGTTCAATTACTGAAAAATATGCATCAATAATTAATGTGTTATCAAAAATTGATAAATTTGAAAACCAATTTTGTAAATGCAACGTATTACAAAACGAAAAAAATAGTTCTGATGAAAATATTTTTTTGAAATCGAAAATAGAAATAATTTTAAGGGCGCCACTTAAAATATTCACTGATAATAAAATATTTTGTGGTGTAATATCAACTGATTTTACAATCCATTTAGTTGATAATATTAATCAAATATTTTTATTTGATGATAAAATAGCAGGTTCAACGATAAACATTAGCGGCTCTAAATTGTATACTAAATATATTACATTAAGATACGAATATGCAAGTATTATGAATAATAAAAATATAGTTAAATGTTTAACTAAAACATTATTCGTACATAGACTAAATACTGTTAATATACTTAAATTAGGACAGATAGAAACAATTCATACAAATATGTATCAAACAGCGAATACACCTGAAAAAATCTTAATATTTGCAAGAGAAATAAATGGTAAAAATAGGTATTTTCCAATAAAACAATGTCATTTTTCAAGAAATAATTATTCTGGAATTATGCAAGGATATTCACAAGAAGATTTATTTTTAATTTCAAAAAATAATGGTCTTAAATGTTCATGGGACGATTTTTCTAATGGTTCAATAATATTACTTGGCGAAAATGAGCTATTTTTGGATGAACATGAAAGTTCATACGATTTAAATCCCAACTCTTTTATGTTCACGGTTTCGATTGAAAATATATATGAAGATATTGAATTAAAAAATATAGAAGTATGTGTATTAATAATACATAATTCATCGTTAATCACTGTAAAAAGTTATACAAATTATATCACCGGTGGATTATCTAGAGAAACAATTTTTAAAACAAGAGAAAATAAAAATACATTAAAATTATAATTTATTTTTATTAATAACCAATACGGTTTCTTAATTCTTCGCGAGTAATTAATTCACCTCCTCGCATATTTCGTTTTCTTTTTTGGCCATTCATACCCAAACCTAATAGTGGTCCAAGTGCTTCTGCGGTTTCGATTCCTTTTGATGCAAGATGGGCAGCTTTTCCAACGGCATTTACCCCTTGTTTAATGTAAGGAGCAGCTTTTTTAGTTGCGGCTAATACTTGGTTACCGACATTTTTTAGAGATTTTAGGAAATCTCCTCCGTAAACATTATCAGAAAAGCGTATGTTAACACCTGGAATTTGTCTAGCATTAAGGATATCTTCTTTGTTAAGAACTCCGATTTGAGCGATAGATTGTAAGTTTTCAATAGTCCAAATACCTTCTGAAACGAAAACTAAGTAAAGGGTAGGATTTATTGATTGTGTTTGATTTATATTTGTAAAGTCACAGGTTACCTGAAATTGACTTGTAAAAATTTCACCTGGCGCATGAAGATCATCTAAACCAATCTGGATTCCGAAATCTAGGGCCAAGACAGACCCGATTAAACCTTTAGGTCTGCATCCATTAGGACCAGTTGAATCGAATAAAACTGGTACTCCTTGCTGTGTTTGTAATCCCAAAGTAGTACCACCTGAAGTAAAAGCAGATCCACTCCATTCTGGCCAAGACATATTCACACCATTGCGTTTACTAATATTATAAAGATCTTGGGCGGATGCACTAGATAACAAACCAGATTGGTTATTATATTGAACAGTTATTCTATTTAATGCAAAAAATGTATCAGTATCTAAATATGTTAGGTCTTCATTTTTCTTTTTTGCGTACAGGTAGACTCTTTTTGGAATTGAATTTAACTGAATATTATTACTTGAAATTGTACAAGTTGCTCCAGGTCCGATTGTGGAACCTTTATCAGTAGGATAACGATCAATAACCATGTAAGAATATGACAAACTCTTAGGGATCTCCTGAAGCATTTTTGGTGTGATATAAGAAAAGAGGATTGATGGTTGTCCAAAAGAAACAGTTACAGCAGAGAATGTTGTACCACCAGAATTATCATGTGACCAAATACGTGATGTGTTACCTAAAACAAATTGAAAATCTAATGTTTGAACGCCAATAAAACCATTTTTAGAATCAGAACCTTTACCAAATAAAAATGGAGATAAAAAGATAGGTTCAGTAATAGTTGCTGATACAGATGCAGTTGTTGAACCATTATTTACTGAAACATATGGAAATGCTCCTCTAGTTGTTTCATAAGAATTACTACTATAAAAACTTAATGGATTTCGATTTGTGCCTGCCATATCGGAATAATTTTGCATGTAGTCTTGCATTGTTGGGCAAAGAGAATAATCATATTCTTTGATATTATGTGTAGTATTATACCTTAAAAGAGCAGGTATTACATCAGCCATATTAATAGACGCTGCAGAATTATTCATTCGAACGGTAAGCGTTTGAATAATATTAGCTAATGGAAATGCACGAAAACCGTCGAAACCATTATTTAAAAGCACACCTGATGGATTAGTTGTGGTACCTGTAAAAGAAACATTTACGGGGACTGATACATAAAATTTAGGATCGACACAAATAAGCGGTGAAGGAGGCGGACAAGAGAAATTCCATGCAGAATTTGAAAATGAAGTAGATGTATATGGTTTCCAAGAAACTTGTTGACCTCCTGATGTTACTCCGTACATTCGATGATGTTCGGGTCCACTGAAATCAATACGAGGATCACATACACGAACTGGTTGTAATGGATTAAGTGCTAAAGACATTTATACTATAAGATAACAAATTAAATGTATTTTATTTGCTGGTGTATCACTTTTAAAACGTACAAAAAATACGATTTAAAAATAATTTAATCACATTTATAAATATTTCTTGTCGCACCATTTCCTAACGGAATAGAAATATGTGGTTTATTAAAATCGATTTTAAAGCTAATCGATGGATTTTGTTCTATTGGTTTATGTGGTTTTTTTTTATCTATAATATTATCCCTTATGTAATCGATATTTTTATTATTAATAAAAATATTTTTAATATTTTTTTTAAGTTCATATAATTGTGTGTTATCCTTACACTTATTTATATTTGATAATTTATAGATTTTTTTCAATACATTACATAATTCATCCATCATTTCATCATGGTAGTCATTTAAACTTGTAATATTTTTTTCGTACTGATCTACATCATTACATAAATTTTCACAAAAATTTTTTAATATATCTATTGTCATATCTTTATCATTTATTGCTTCTCTAAATATTTCAGTATCGTATGAATCCCAATAATCACAATTCCTACATACTTCTTCCCAATGTTTTTCAAATTCAGTCATACTATATCTACGATCTAAAATAATTATTTTCTGATAAACAATAATTTAACGGAAACTGATTGATTAGTATTTAGGTAAACAGGCCATAAATCATCGTCTTTATCCTGCCAAAACACACTAATATCTATCTTATTCATTGGTTGCGTTGATACAATGTCTACCAAACGATACGGTCCTTGAGGAAAGTATTGCATAATTGTTCTTCCAGCACCTGGTGTTTCTAAATCCGGTTGAAAATCTGTTAAGATTGGTCTAAACGATACAGAACCTTGTGAAGTAGTAGGAAAATTTAATTTTTGGGGTATATATTCACCTTGTACAGCAATTGTACCAGAAATAAAAACAATATTTTTAAAACTATTCCAGTATTGTATCATTGAATATTCTTGTACATAAATCAAATAATCGGGTAAAGTACTTGGAACATCAGCAGGTGTATAATATTTATTATTTGTTCCACTTGTATAACCATTATTATACTTTGCATCAATAGTAAATTTAAAATCTTTCCCATTTGTTTGATTATAACCATAAAAAAATGCAGAAATAGATTCGAGATAAGTATTCAATAAATTAGCATTTGCATAAATATCAACAGTTGGAGTCATTCCATCATAATAATATTCTTTTTGTACGACTAAACTTAGTAATTGTTCATTTGCATCGTATATTACAAAAGGTGGTTGTGTTGGAGGTGCTCCAGGATTTGCTGTTTTCAATTGGTTAAAACTATCTGCAAAAGCAATATTTATCATTTGAACCATGTGATCATAACTGTACACATAATAATACCCATTATTAATTTGTTGTTCAGGTATGGCTGTTGTTGGCGCTTGAAAATTATTCAGAGCAAAATAAATTAAATTAACAGGATAATCATTACCATTGTATGAAAGACAAACGATAAATGGTGTTAAATTAGGGTTCGATTGATTATTTACGATATCCATAATAAAAATTGGAATAGCCGATCCAGGTACTGAAAATCTAGCTATCGTTAAATAATATTGACTTGGGTCACTTAAAATTGCTTGAGAAGTATTTTCAAAATATTGAGCAGGAATTTGATTATTTTCTGTACCTGTTCTTAACACATTGTTGATTTCAATATTATAATAAATATTATCACTTGTATCTTCTTTTTGCATTAATCCTCTACCATAATTTGCATATGAATTATATTGCATAGTATTATATAGTTATATTACATTATAATTATATAGGTCCAGAAAACGTCAATTAAATTATTTTATTTTTCTTTTTCTCATCTTTTTTTTCTTTTTCTCGTTTCTTATGAAATTGTGACGGAGTTAAAGCAAAATTATAATCTTTGTACAATTTTTGTTTTTCATCATTTGATAATAATAAATGTTCCATACATTTTTTTTCAACTTCCATTTTAAGTTCTTTACCTAAATCAATATATGCCCATATTGACTGTAAACAGTTCCTTTTTTTCTCCCATGGACAGTCACGATATAAATGTAATAAATCATCGGTAGGATTAATTTTTTTATAAGGTTGTTGGCAGTAAACACAAATACTAATCATGTTTATATTATAATTATAACATATTATAATTGGTTTATATTATAATATGTTATAATTGGTTTACTCAATTAAAAATGCATTTGCAACAAATAAGAAATTTATTATTTTGATAACATAAATATGGTGAAAATGAACCAACATTTTCGACTGTTGGTTTATTGCATAATTCACATTTTTTAATATCAAATTGTTTATTTTTTAAAAGATATGATTTAACTTGTACCATATATTCAGGTGAACATTTAAAACATGAATATTTTTTATCAATGTATTTGTTTTTGTTTAATATTAAAGTAGTAATATGTGATATTTGTGATTCATTATATTCTTCTTTTTTTCCACATTTGAAACATGTTAATAGCATAATTATTATCGTACTATATATACGACTGAAATTAATATTCAGAAGTTAAATACGTTACAAGTAAATCTGGATCATCAAATTTTAAAAATATTTTTGCGAATTCTTGTTGAGGTATATCACGCAAAGCTAATCTAGTTGCGACAAATCTTCCGCATGTATTAATTATTTCATCTGATGATGATTCTGCTTGTAAAGGATATTCATTATAAATTACCTTATAGCCTGAATCATAAAGCAATTTTGTCAAATGACGAAATTTCTTGTAATTCATGTTTTTAAAATGTTCCGGAACAAAATTAAGTTCATCGTCAACTAAAATTCCATAACTATCAAAAAATTCAACTGTATCATCATCAACTTTAAATACACAAGTCCAATGACCGTAATTTTTACTTAATGTTTGATATAATAATACAAACGCACCATACTTTCCAAGTGCATCGTCTAAATCATCAATATCTTCTAATTCAGAATATGTTAACACATTAGCTTTTCCATCTATTATATCTAGTATTTCAGATTCCGATAAAGCTTTTGATTTTAATTTGTTTAACTTGTCCATAATATAAATATATTAGAATTTAATAATGATATAAATATTTTTCTATCGTACATATAGTATGTCAGAAAATAGCGTAGAAGTAATTGATCTAACAAATGTGCAACAAGAGCAACCAAAAGAAGTTATTCAGGAAGTTGGTGAAATTTTTACCCAAATTGTCAATGAATTAGTTGGACTGAGATCTGATCTCAAACCAATGGGTGTAAAAATCATAAAAAAATACACTGATGAAATTAATGATTTATATGACACCATTGATAAAATGAAAGAGAAATTAGAAGATTATAAAGGTTCATCAGAAAGGTATTATAATTTGTTTGAAAAAGAAAAAGATAGAAATGAAAAGCTAGAAAAGAAATTTGAACAATTACTTGAGAAACTTCAAATTAAATATTTAGGTGAAAATTAATTAATATTAATTTTAGTATTAATTAATATACATTATGCCTGAACATCCCTATAAAATGATTGCATATCATAATAAACAAAATATAAAATTACTAAAGAAATTTATGGAAACTAAAGATTATCAAGAAGAATATACAATGGAAGATATGAAAGATTTAATAAAATATGCATATGAAAAAAGTCTTAGCATATCAAAAGAATTACAAAATCTTTAATTCTTATTAGGATATATCAAATCATAAATTTCTTTTCCGGATATGCATTTTTTACATTTAGGATGATCATTTTTATTGTATCCATTAATCAGGTAACATGGGCAATAAAAAAATACATCTGCTTCAAAACCACTATACACATTTTTATCACCTAAATATTCATCGATTGCTTCATCACATGGTACGCAAAATTTATGGTCACAACAATTACATTCCATATATGAATTTGGATGATATTGAAAATATTTTAAATTGGTACCACATGCATAACAATTTGCAATAAATGAAGGATCATTTAGTTTTAATTCTTCATGTGGTTTCACTTTTTTTTCTTCAGTAGTTATTGTTACTTTACACGGAATAGACCAAAACATTTTTATATCGTACTATATATACGATATAAATATTTTATGAATTATAACAAATAAATACCTTTTTCATACAAAACGGCTAACGGACACGAATTTTTAATAGTAACCCATCGAGAAGGTAAACTCATTATCCTTTCGATTTGTTTTTTATCCAAACCCATATTATTCTTCAACATATATTTGATTCCATGAGGACTTCCTGCGCTTGGGAAAAAAGTTATGTACATAGATTCATTTAAAATTGTCCTAGTTTCCTTATAATTATTAATTAAATGCGAAACAATACAGACAAAGATATTTTCGTGTCTACCAATTTCTAATATATCGTTTTTTAATTCATTAACTGCACCTTTAATTTTTTTATCTTTAATTGTATCAGTATCATCAAAAATACAAAGACTATTCGAAAGTTCTTGGTCTGGATCTATTGGATCATTTACTAATTCATCATTTAAAGTCATTCTAATTGGCTTATATTGATCTAATACATCATCTTCATCCAACCTGCTGAATAAATAAATTGGATTCTCTGGATAAATTTCTTTATACAATGCCAAATATTTAGAAATCCATGTTGATTTACCTGAACCAGATTTTCCAGCAATATAAATTGTATCTCTTGTTTTTGTATTTGGTAAAAGTTGAATATACCCATTAACAACTTTGAATTCACGAGTATCATCATTTAAATTGAGCGATGAACCACATGAACCACCTCTACATTTATTACAACATTCGCCGTGACATTTTTTACCGATGCATTTTTTGCAACATTTCGTTGGTCTAATTTTATCCGTGTCAATAATTGATATGACAATGTTAGGTTTCCCTGTTTGGACAAATATTGCCAATGGATCACCAATATTTTCGGTTGTTAATACAAACATTAAATATAATATATATTACATTTTATTTTATTTTTGACATGTTATTAGTCGTATTTTAGGTAATTTTAAAATTATCTTACTTATAATTAATGAGTAAGACAGAAAAAAAACGTGGACGTCCACGAAAATCAGAAGATGATAAAGCTAAAAAAAACGAATATATTGAATGTGATATATGTGGGAATGGTATTAAATTTCAAAGATCAAATAGGTCTAAACATTACAAAACACGTATACATCAAGCAAATTTAAAAATGATAAAAATGATAAAAGATGCTAGGATGAAAGAAATAAATAAAAAATCAATGTCAATTAGTGAATTAAGAGTTTCTAGGTATGGAAAAAAAATATCTGATCCAAATGATGAAATTGATGAATCTGAATTTATTACAGATATTGGTGAAGTTTAATACATAAATGTGAATTTATATATTAATAATAATCATATCTATAATTATTGGGTACATACCCTTTTTTAAATCTATCTTTAACTAAATCCTCATAAAAACTATAATCATCACCATGAACATTTCGATATGCCTTATGAAATATTTTCGCACAATCACCCATGGATCCACCATGATTATCTTTTATATGCTTCAGAATTTTTGATAAATTTTTAACATGTTTTTTTCTATCTAAGGCTGATCCTAATTTAAAAGCAGTGTTATCAAAATGTGTTTCAGGGTCAATATCAAAATTTAGATGACAATTGCTACATCCCCCCATTGCTTTTTTCTTTGCTTCGATCAATTTCAATAATTTGGTAGATTTATTTTGAACAGCAATATTACCATCTTCATCAACTTGTGAGAAATCACCTTTTGATACAGTATTACCATTGGAAGCAGCAATTTGGCGACCAACAAATTCGACCCAATCAGCATAATCCAAATAACTATATTCTGGATTTGTTTGTTTATTTACCTTTAGTAATCCTTCATTTTGCATGTAATTACTAGGAGCTGGTTGATTAACATAACCGGCCCCAGCTTGAACAGGGATAAATTTATTGATATTTCGTAAACCATTCCCATAAATTTTACCATTATAATCAATTGGAATAGGATTACTATTAAGTAAAGGAATTTGATCGTTATAAACTTGGTACATTCTTTCACGTATGCGATTACTGTCTATTTCCATTTATATAAGTAACAAACATAATAATTTAATATATCATTTAAAATTCAGTAAGCATTTCACCAGTACTAGGATCTAAAAATACTTTACCTAAAGCATGTTTTTCTTTATTACTAGGTCTCCCTCTTTTTTTATGCATTTCTTCAAGTAGTTTGCCAGATAGTATATTTTCATCATCAGAATCTGAAATGACTACAATCGGATCATCATAGTCATCAAACTCTGAAACTACTACGATTGGTTCATTGTCATCAAATTCTGAATCTAAAACCGATAAAATATCTTTTGACGCTTCAACGAATTCTTTTTCTAAAAAATCTTCATCTTGTTTTCTTTTTAGCTCTTCTAATTCTCTTTCTTGCTTTAACCTTTTTTCCTCTTTTGCTTTTTGAGCAGCAATAAGTTCTGACATTAATGATTGTCTTTTATTGTACTCTTTTTCTTTTTCATTTTCGAATTCCTTCATTTTAGATTTTCTTTCCCGCTCTTGCTTTGATTTTTCAATGCGAGCTTGTTTTTCTTCTGCTGATTCTATCTTAAAATCAGGTAATGGTGGAGGAGGTGGTATATATGATTTATTTATGACTTTATCTACAATGACATTAGGCATGCCTATTTCATCAGCATAATCTTTTGCAGCAACACTAATCAAATGTTTCTTTTCTTCTTTTGGAATATCATTCATATTACCTATTTTATCTTTTATGATATCTTTAATTTCTTTCATTAAAATTAATAATTGATCATTGATATCATCTCTTTCAATATCATTTGTATTATGGTCATTATATATATGTTTTTGTTGTGAGATTACTTTCCTCAAATTATTTACGTTTGGTAAATCATTTTTTATTGATTTTCTATTTTTCTTTTTTTTAGGTAGACAACATTGACATGTTGGTTCTATTTCATTTTTGGTTTTTGGAGAAGTTTTTTTTTTAAATCTGCTTTTGACATACCTTTTGAAAGTTTTCCTTTCGCTTTTTTGTATTGTACGTAACTACAACCATGATTTCTAAATATTTTTGCTTTTTCTTTGGCTGTCAATTTAATATCATTTTCTTTGGCAATTTTCAATTTATTTAGACATGACTGAATATTTCCTTTTGGTTTAACACTTTTTTTCATGGTTTTACTTCCACGCATTACTTTTTTAGTTGCCCCTCCGACATTAACTCCTCCGTGTAATTTTTTATCTTTCCACATTTGCGCAATTTCCGCCATAGTAAATTGATTGCCTTTCCTATATTTTTTAACAAATTCACTGTATTGTGATAATCCAGCTCCCACCGCTATACCTCCTTTTTTCTTTTGTTTAGCTGCACCCAATAAAACTCCTCCATATTCATCTTCTCCAGCACCTAAAAGAACTCCTCCGTAACCATCATCATCATACATTTCTGCAATTTGTTGTAATTTTTGTCGAACACTTGCCATATCATAAATATAATTGACATTTTAATTATATTTATTCAAATTGTTGTATATATGTAAATATAACATTAGCTCCCAATCCACAAGGTTGTCCTGAAACAAAACCATTTGCGTAATTTGTAGTATCAGGTGTTACAGTACCATTTGCAGCTATTTTAGGATATCCAGGATATATTCGTAAATAATAATGATTTGGTGTTCCTGGTACCAAAACTATCATTATAGTACCAGCTGCAAATGTCGTTGTATTTGTTTGTACCGTACAAATTTGAGAATTATAAACATTTGGTGCCGGATATAGAGAAGCCGAAGTAATTTCAATTTCTAAATATTGAGTATTTACGGTTATATCAGCTCCAGGTATGGTAAATTGTGGAATATACATGAATGCCATATCTGGTTCTTGTTCATATCCTATCCTTTTAATTATCGTATCAATTGGTATTGACACAGCAGGACTAGAAAGTGGATATGATGTGATATTATAAGTTTCATCAAAGAATGCAAATACCGGAATATTTTTACCATCGATCGTTGCTGATGTATTAATTGCTATTGTATCACAATTAAGATCGTACGAATTTTTTATAAATAATTCAGAGTTAGCCATATAATTATAAATTAGAAATTAATAATTATAAACAAAAATATTATACTCATTAGATTATGATGCATCTGTTTCATAACATACAACTATCGATGCATATAAACCTTGTGGTATTGCACCAGGAAATTTTTCAAAAGCTTCTGTTCCCATACCACCACATATTTCTAATGTTTGGTTCACAAAATTACAAAAAACTATACCAGGAGTTGAAATAGGATCTGTAGTAGATGTTCTTACAGATGCTACTGTTATACATGGTTGGTTTGGTGATTGGGATTTAATTTTATATTGTGTTAGTGCCGATATATCTATTGTGTAAAAACCGGTACCAGCTGGAGTAGATTGGAAACTTGGAATCAGTACAAATACAAGATTACCCATTCTAAAAAAATGAAGTGTTATATCATCATCGGTTTCACCAGGATATGATAATTTTAATGCTTGCGAAGATGTTACATATTTAAACGCGCTTGGCATACTAGCACCGTTTGTTAAAGTAGCATTTGTCGCTGTTAAATTTGTAGTAGTTAAATTTATAATAGTTTCCGTATTAGCTGTTATTGATTCTGCTTTAATATTATATGGATTTGTAATAAATAGTTCACTAACTGACATCGTATAATATTAATTAAGAATATTATTTATTCTTTTATTAATTTCGCAAAAACTGCATTTACAGTAGGACCACCACTTGGAGATAAAACAATCGAAAATGTTCTAGATGCTACTATATTTGGTGTAAAACTATTTTTTTGTGTCTGTGATAATGTTTTTGATCCGGTAACATCTGAAACTATTAAGGTACTATTCATAGCTATAGCACCTCCTGTTGATGTTTGTATCATGTGACATACATAAGACCATGTATATGGTGAAAATGTATTATCAAATAATCCGCCCTGTATACTATAACTATCAGTAGATGATACAATACCTTGAACTCCAAGTGAAAATCCACAAGTACCAATAGAACCTGCATTATTTAGTTGTCCCATAGTTACATATCTTAATCCATTACCAACTGTTCCTGAGTTAAAATATCCTGCTGGTAATGTTATAGTCATTACAGTATTACTTCCACTACTAAATGTAGAAGTTGTGGTTGTTACACTACCAACTAATGGATTATAAGCTGCACCACTTGCAGCATTGAGGACGCTTCCACTGAAACTTAAATTTGTGCCCAGTGTAATCTCTCCAACCGTAGCACTTAATGCAGAACTGTTCCCCAATAATGAGGCCGCTGAGACATTTTGGATCTTAGGATATGTCACGGCAGCACTATTTATTGTTCCAGTTGTTATAGCTAATGGTGTAATCGTAGTCGCGATAGAACTAGTACTAGGACTGCTAGTAACTGGTCCAGTGAGAGTTATAATTTGGTCGCCTGTATTGGTATTTGATAGATTTGATCCAGTAACAGTTCCAGTTGCAGCTACTGAAGAGGGGGTTATTGCTCCCAATGCCAATGAAATTGCCGGAGTAGTAGTAGGATTAGTAACTGTTCCCGATACTCCATTTGCAGTCGTAACAGATACACTAGTAACAGTTCCAGTACCTGAACCAGGATCACCTTTTGCCCCAGTATCACCTTTATCACCTTTGTCTCCTTTAATATTTATTGTTAAAGTCCATACACCTGCACTTTTTGTATAAATATCATCAGTACTGGTATCTAGATAAGTATCACCATCATTTCCAAGTAAACTACTGGGAACACCAACACCATTTAAAAAACTTTGACCAATATCTCCTTTATCACCTTTGATGCCGGGATCACCTTTATCTCCTTGAATTCCTTGATCGCCTTTATCTCCTTTAATACCATCTACACCGGGCTCACCTTTGTCACCTTGAATACCTTTATCACCCTGGATTCCTTGATCTCCTTTTTGTCCCTGATCCCCTTTTGGGCCAGTTGAGCCGGTAGCACCAGTGTCCCCTTTATCACCTTTTAAACCTGCAGCGCTTGGTGCCCATGCTGCTATACCGGAGACAACTGTTAATACATCAGATTCTGCCGCGACTGGAATCATTGAAGGTGAAAAAGTTTGCCATGTTGCTTCTGTCCCTATATTATTAACTCGTAAAAATTGATTTGGTAATCCGGGTTCAATGATTGAGGGTGTAATATTCGCAATAAGATCTCCTTCAACTTTTAGATCTGCTTCAAATGTAGAATTACCTGATGCAACCAAGCTTTTTAGGTAAAGATTATAATCATTAGGTTGGAATAACTCACTAATAGACATTGTAATATATACATAAGTTAGATATTTAACTAATTTATGTATATTAGTTTATTTATTATCTTTTCCTAATATCATTTTTTTCATTCTATTTCGCCTTGAATTTTTCAACTGCATCGGAAACAGACATTCCATGTAATTGTTCAAACGCTTGATGTTTAGATACATAACATTTTCCATTTTTGTCTTTTAAATTATTAACTTCAAATATACATTTACCACAAGCTGGTGAATTAGAACCCCATGGATCATGCATACCTGTTTTTATGTCGAATTTTTCATGGCACACAAAACAATAATTATTCATATTATCTTTTTTTAATTTATTTATTATTTCATGGTTATATTTACCTTCCAATAACATTTTTTTCCATTCTATTGTATGTTTATTCAAATCTTTTTTTGATGGGTTAAGTATCATTTTCTTTTGTTGTTCTGATAAATCCTTCAAAAAGTCATATTTTATTTTATTGGATGTACTAAAATTATTTTGTTTTAATATTTTTTTAGTATTGTTCAAAATTTTTATTTTCTGCTCCTCTGATGCGTATTTTAAAAAGTCATAAACTAATTTTTTATCTTTATAATTTTTATTTTCTAATTCTAAAGGTTCATAACCATCTACATATGTCTGATATGTGTCTGTATTTTCTTTTTTATTAAATAATTTATCAATTCTATTTATTTCATTAAAATATGATTGAAGCTTACCATTAAATGCTGCTCCTTTATGTGTTATTCTACTAATAAGAGTATATGCAACTCTAAATCTCATATTATCAGATGAATACCTTTTTTTAGATAACCAATTATTATCTCTGGATGCCCAATGATAAGATTCAAATGTTTTTCCCTGTGCCTCATAAATATTTATACAATATGAATGTCTAAAATTAGAATAAAATTTTGTATCCTTAACAATGATTTTATTACCATCAGAATCTGATAGTACAAATTCTTTAATATCTTCTTTTGTTTCCTTGATTTTATCATTTATTTTTTCACGGACAATTCGCTGACCACACACATTAACCTCAAAAATTACATATTCCTTATGATGATATATGGGATATTTATCACTAGTATCCAATAAATTATTTGTTGTACATATTACTTTAGTTCCAATTGAATATTCTTTTAGACCTTTTAATTTTAATATTTTTTTATTAATAATATCACGTGTTTCTTTCCTGAAACAAATACATATTTCAGCACTATCGATGGCAGATGAATATTTATGAACTTCCACCAATGGGTCTAATTTTCCATTTATAATATCATCATAATATTTTTTAGTGAAATTATTCCTAAAGTTTACAAATTCGGTGTCTATTTTATTAAACATGTATTTTAAATAATGTGGTTGATTATACGTCCTTGTTTCATTAATAGGGGGCATTTGATTAAAATCGCCAAAACAGAAAAATGATTTATTGGCTTCGTTTAGCTTATAGATGAAATCATGGCAATCCGCACCACAAAAACCAATTTCATCTATTATTATAACATCAACATCAGGAATAGTACCATCAAAACAATATTTTTGTAATATATCGCATTTTATATCAACTTTAGTGTATTTATCGAGAACACATTTTGTTGTTTTTGTATCGTTTAACGTACTATGAGTTGGTGTTAACACTATATATGATTTATTATTTATTATGCATAGTTTAACAAGTTTGTTGACGATAAAATGAGTTTTTCCATTTCCTGCATATTTCATGTATAGGACACGCTGATTATTATTGTTGTTAATTAATGAACATGTCTTTGTAATTTCATTATCCTCAGAGAAATTTATTTTAAATGCAGAAGACGATTTAAAAACACCTGATTTTTTCCATCCATTAAAATTTTTTCTTAGCTTTTCATCGCTTTTATTTTTGAAATCTTCCGGATAATCGCCATAATAAAATATCGAATCCGTATTTATTTGTACAATATCATCGTCATCTAATTTCTGCTCTTTAATTTTATCCGCTAGAATAGAATAACTATGACATTTAATTTGTATATTAATGGGAATTTGGTCTCTAACATTATTTATGATGTTTCTTTTACCTAAAAATATGTTATGATCACCAATTTTTATTGTGCATGTATCGTTAAATTCTTTATCCTTATCAACAATTCCTTTGAATATAAATTTAGTAATTTTTCCAATATCTCTTTCCATTTTACCTATAATATTTACTCCAATTAACTTAAATTCGTTAACATCCATTTTATGATATAATTCAATAATAATATCCCTATAAAAATTAATACATGTATCTGTCTCTAATTCTTCTAATAATTCAATATCAATAAAATTATATTTGTTCAAATGATAACCTGGATATAATCCAGATTTTGGAATTGGAATTGAAAAATATTTTGCCTTTACTAAATATAAATATTCGTCTTTTATTTTGTATTTTTTTTCATTGCTGATATCTTTAACATAATGTTTTCTCCAATCATGTATTATTAGATAGGGTAATTGACATAAATCATAAGGAAAACACTTATTTTTATCGATTCCTATTATTTTTTTCCCGAAATTTTTTCCAGGTTTTGGCCCGGAACCAATTTTTTTACCATTTGAATTAGTAATAAATTCAATACCATTTTCAGGAGAATTACTTGTTTCCCATGTTATGGCTTTTGCTTTATATCTATCTTTTTCCGGCAAAAAAGATGAAACATTAATTTTCTCTTTCCTAACAGACAAAATAAAATTTATTAGACCGGTAAGCCTAATATTAGTAGGAATACATTTATTAATCTTGAATTTTTCTAATATTTTGACACATTTATCATATTCATCGTTTTCAAAGTACTTAGTACCTTTACAAATAAATGATTGAATTGTGACAATGCTTTTTTTATTTTCATATTTTGTATAAACATTAACATTACGAGGAAGTATTCCTCTTTTATGAAAATTAATAAATTCTTTTGAGGCGTCTTTCACTAATTTAATTTGCTGAGGTTTTGTAGAAATTCTTTTTAATTTACCTCCAGAATATGGATATATATGACCTTCGTATACAATAGCACATAATATTTGAAGTTTGTTAAACTGGTCAATATCCTTAAATTTATCGATATTACTACAAATATCATTGCCGTCATAAATATCATCACCGTTAATATTTTTAAATGAGTACATAATATTATTATTTTCACAAAAAGATTTAAAATCCTTATAAGATACACCATCATTTGTTTCGTAATCTTTAATATTCCAATATAAATGAGGAAATTTATTCGAAACAAATTTTACTGCACAAGAATCTTCCCCTTTTCTCCATTTTCCAAGATATTCAATATTTGCCCATTCTTCCAAAGTATATTCTTCATCTCCCAAAAAATATTTAGACATACCATATTTTTTCTTTGTATATGTTGTTAATCTATTATATTTATAAGCTAATACGATAGCTTCATTCATTTTTTTAGCATTAGATTCAACTATTTTTTCGATTCGATCTTCAATTTCTTTTTCATTCCCATATAATTCGATATCCCTTAATTTTCTAACATGTAAATTTCCTTTGTTAACATAATGTTGTATCTTTAATGGATCAATATTATCATTATTATCTTTTAAATCATCAATATCTATATATTCATCACTATACCATTGTACATACATTACTATTCTCACATCACTACGTGTCTTTGTATGTCTAGTAATATCATCAACAATGTCAGTATTTTTTATAGGACCACCCAATACTATTTTTTTATTTGGGATACGATTAATATTAAAATTAGTTTTTAACATACCCTTGAAATTGTCTTTTATATCAAATTCTTCAAATTCACCAGTATCTTTCACGATAAAACGTCTAGTTTTATCTTTTAACAATTTATCAGCTTCTAGTTTTGCTTGATTACTTGGAATACCAAATTTTTTTAATTTATTAATCAATTCATTTTTATTACTATACAATATTCTCTTACCATCATAATGTATACAATGTTTTTTACCGTACATGCAATTTTTATTGCTTAAGTAGTTCTTTTTTGCTGTTTTGCTATTCATTACTCTTTCCTAATATTAATTTATATATTATTTTATATTGAAAAACGCAAAAATTCAGTATAAAAATATATTATATGTTTATAAATATATTATGGAAGAAATAAAAAATCAATTTTTTTTAGAAAGCAAAGCATTAATAAAAAAAATAATTAAAGAAAAACAAAATGAAATAAATAGTGAAACATATGAAATAAAAAATCCGAATGATAAAATAATTTGCATTATATGTAATGGAAAATATACTAGAGGAGCAAAAAATGTACATGATAAAACAAAAAAACATATTTCAGAATTAAATAAATTATATAAATATATATTTAATTATTAGTATATAGCAAAAGAAAGTTTATCCATATATATACCATTACTCTTTCCTTAAAAAGTCATAATATTATGATTTTTTAAGAAACCGAAAGATTAGAATATATACGCGAAAATCCAAAACCGAAATTAGTAGATGAAGAAGAAAGAAAAAGAATAATGAACGAGATAACGAAAAAAAAAATAATCCACAAAAAAAGAAGTTTAAAGAGAATAACCAGTAAATTTGTTCAGTGAGAAAAAATATAGATACACAGAGTATCTGCAATAAAAATCTATATAAAAATGTAAAATAGAAATCATTTGAGAGAAGCATTGAGAAAGTATTATATATGAATATTGAGAATTTACAATAAAAAAAGTGCAATTTTTAAATAGGAAAAAAATAATTAATAATCCTCAATAAAACAGATTCTTAATTAATTTTTTTTTAATAACTAATTTTCTTCCACGCGGACGGCCACGAT